ATTCATGCATACCTATCTGTGGATATAGTACATAAGCACCTTGAATGGAACCATCTGGTTTTTCCCACCAATCAGGTACCTTAACATCAAGTTCATAATGACAATAATTGATAATAGCTAAGTCCGTTAATTGTAGTGTACCAAACACATGTTTGAATTGTGCTGTTGACGTGTGACACATCACGTTTGCTAATGCCACATATCCTAACTTGTCTTCAAACCCTCGCAAAATTTCAGTATCTCGGATGTTATATCGTAAGAAATGGTTGAAATTGTTTACATACAAATCTGCTAACGATCCTTCGTATTCTAACTTAGGAAGATGTGGTAGGAATTCGTCTGCAATTGCTTCCAATTTATATGATGCTCGCTGAGACATTTCGTATTTTTTAAATAGCTGCATATAGTCCAGTGATACACGTCCAGATATTTCCAACAACGTTTGCGGATTACCAAAAACTTCAACATCACGGTACTTCGGCATTTCTGCTCCATCAAACGACATTTTTCGCAAATACGATTTTCCTAGTTTCATTTCGATACGTTTAGCAATGTACGGTATATCGAAAAAATCACTGTTCCAACCACTTAATACGTCAGAATCTTCAAACTCGTCCAATATATGTAACAATAATTCTTTTTCTGTTTTACAAAACACGATTTCTGATAGGTCCAATAATGATTTGTTTAACTCACTTATATTCCAACCTGGTGGCGGTACTGCATATACTACTGATCTATTACACCATTGATGATGAATAGCTATTGCGTTGATTGGTGCATATGGATTTGAGATGGATGAGAATCCAATTTCCGGATTGTAGTCTACCTCAATATCAAGAAATGATATATTGAGTTTAGGTATTTCTGCATTATAATAATGTTGAGATAGGATTTTTACTTCTGCTGGAATATCCGATTCGAACATCTTGACACGGTTATTAGTCATGGTTCGTTTCATCGTATACATATCATCAAATGTATCAAACTCAACTTTTGTTAATTTATCACCAAAAATACTATTATATGTACCATCGGTATCAGCGATATAAAAATAAAATGGTGCAGGATATTTGACAACTTTCCGCTTTCCATCTACTCTTTCCCATACAACCACCTCATTTTTTTGTCTAATTGCTGAAATGTAACTCATGTGAATTATCCTTTATTAATATGTTATATTTTTATATTATACTATGCTACCATTAGTTGGTAGTAATCCTTTATTGTGCTAGATGGATGCAATTCGTTGCGGTTCACCACCTTTATTTCGGGTATTCCGTGCCAAATACTTCTGATTGAAACGTTTCACATTATACTTAATATGGTCTTGAACTCCTTCAACATAGAAGAAAGTTGATGGATTTGCTAGTTGTTTTGCCCCAGCAGGACCACGGTTATACATAGCAATAGCCTCGGCTGTATTCGCAGCTTGTTTTTGGTATTTGCTAAAATACAAAGAAGCCATTCTAATAGCAAACTCATCATTAGACATCAATTTGTTAATAATTTCTTCTTCTGCGATCTGTGGCAACCTGCGATTACCGAAATATTTTTTAATATATATTGGATAAGTTTTCAAGGCATCTTCGACAGCTGAAATCTTCATCTGTGTTACACCATAATAGCGTTTCCCTACAGCAAGACCTTCTGATACACCGCCAATTCTATTACCAAATCGTCCAGCAATAGTCTCTTGTAATAAAATACCCTGCATAACTTCAGCAATACCATATTCCGATCCGACATTATATGCAATTTTCATCAATTTGACCTGATTTGCATCATATCCAGATACTTGCAAATCTGGGTGTTTTAAAGTTTCAGCTTGATATTGTTGCACATTAATGCGAGCAATGGCTACTTGGTGTTGATGCTCTAGGTAGGCATCATGTTCACGGTCAAAATGCTTGTTGATTGCTAATACCAACAAAAAAGTTGTTATAATATTACTAATTATGAGTAATGACATAGCTTTATGCATAATATACTCCTCGATATGAATAGGCCAGAAGATCTGGCCTATTATTCTGATGTGTTACTCGGAATGACTTGTTGTTACGATTTGTTCATAAAGGGTTTGAAATTCGGAATGTTGGGCTTGAATTTCATCAAAGTTGTGTTTGTACATTGCAGTCGCCAAAGCAGTTGCATATTTTGGAGAAATTGAAAAATCCAACTTAATCTTATCAGCAATATCCTTAATTGCCGATTTTTCATCATCTCTACGACGCATTGCATGCGTCATTTCTTCTAGCATAATTCGTAAACGCATACGCTCAGCAGGGGCACTAGGGATAATACATTCATTATTTTCTTGTTTTGATGCCATATGTTATTCTCCTTATTGTTGTACATATTGTCACTATACAACAAGGATAATAAATTGTCAACGATCAAACATGAGTATATTTACCCCCATTTGCCTCATATATTTCATGCATATTTGGTAAACATACATATCCCTGGCCGTATCGGCCTGGTGGGAAGGAAGCCCATTCAAAACTACACTTGTCTATAGCAGAATCCAGATTGCCATTAATCACATCATTGTATGCATTGCGGCGCTTTATCAGATATACAGCAGCACGATCTTGTGATTCGGGAGTAAAATCTGTCAAATCCTTATGAGCTTTTTGCAAATCTGACCATGTATCAGATTTGAATTGATACGCTCCGGCTGCCGTAGATCGTAGACTACCGCCCGTATGCACTATTCTTGGGTGTGCAGCATAACTATCAAATAACCCATTACCAAAGAAAGTGCGATACCCATTCGGACCACCAGTTCCTTCAGCTACTCGTATCATCTTCAGGAAAGCAGCGATATTAGTATTGCCTGTACCACCATCAGTTCCTGTACTCACGAGTATGCCTTTAACGGTTCTACAATTACCAGACCCAGGATTAGCTGGTCTTACTATGTTTGATGTTGCAGCATCTTTTGCTTTAACTTTGTCTTTTGAAGTTACAGAGCTAGGTTGATTCGGAGCGACCTCAGTAGTAGTGTCTGGTAGTGCATCTTGTGTAACAAGCGCAATTAGTGATAATTCTTGTGTAAAACTACCATGGTCAAACTTATGAACTATTTGATTTATTTGAAATAAACCATCTGCCCAGAATGGTGATCTGAATGTAGCATCAGCAGTGTTTAGTGTTGTGGGATCTGGTTGGCCGGTTAGTGGGTCAACAAATGGCATGAACACATTAATCTTTATGGTTGGGGTTGGCGGGATTTCTTCATTGCTTCCGGGAAGTGATACGCCACCTAGATATATAGGATTTCCCAAAATTTCAAGAACAGCAGCTGTCGTAGTTGTAGTAGCAAAACGATTTAGTGTATGTCTATATGCTATATGTTGGTCTGGGTATTTTGAAATACCTTGAGTATTTGTAGGTAAAGTCCCACTATTCTCATTACAACTGCCATTATTTGCTTGAAGAACAATAGAGGTATTTGTATCAGGAGCAACTTTAGTAGTTTGATTCACCTGAGATGTTGGTGATACTTCTTCAAAACCCATCAAAAATTTGTTGAATGCAGATGATAACCGCATATCAAATGATATAATGTCAGTATTTTTGCCAGAAAAAATATAATCATATTGCATTAATAAATTATTTTTAATGAGGGTATCTGTAAGTGTTTTAATAGCACCAGTACGTTGTAGTTCGGTGTCTTCTGCAGAAGGACAATTCTTTTTAACCAAAGGAGGGACCGTGTACATTATTTTTGGACTTACCTTGTAAGTTATTATTCTGGCGCTGTCCCGAACTTCATATTGTGATGTTATTATAGGTATGGTAATTCGACCTTGATTGTCCGGCTTCATTGATGTGATCGTATGTGATGATAGCTGTACAATACCATCCAACATAGAAGTAATAGACGATTCTTGTCCAGTGGCTAAAATTATATTACCATCATGATCAACATTAGATGTTTTGATATTATCTATCGGCATATTACGATAAAAATCATCTACAATAATGTGGTATGTGTCTGGCTTTAGTGGTGGTTTTGCAGCCTGAGCTGTTGCTGCGACGGATGTATTTATTTTGTTTTCGAATTCTTTAGTGACCGCGCCAATAGTAGGAAATGATGATACAGATATCCCCCCCACAGTGGATAATGAGGGAGAATTTGCTGTTCCGCTTACCATATAGACAAAGTCAATAGCATAAGAAGCTCCTGCAAAATTGAAGGTAGCATCAATGGTAAGTAATGTTATTCCGATTGGGGCTATGTAACCAAACTGCTCCGTAGTTCCATCTGCTAAATATCCAATAAAAAATATTTTAACATAAAAACACATATTTATTGGTTGTACATTTAACTGTTGTGCAGCGCTCGATAACGTTTCTAAGAAATTAGCACTATATGGCTCATCAATAACCATACTGCCTGTAGTATGTTCTGCAGTGGGTGATATATTTTGCGGATTGTTACTACCGGCATCTGACATCAACACGTTATTAATAGTGAATGTTTTAAGACTATACTGAGTGTCAGTTAAGCTATTCAATAATACAATATACGGGATGTTGGAAGTTGTGCGTTGAGGAGTAAATCTTGCTCCAGTTCCCTTGATATCAGGATGATCATATAAAGTAGTACCGGTATTTTTCACCAAATCAGTGTATATATCAGTTGTATTTGACGCAATTATCACATGATGATATGATGTAGAACGATACCGTTTAATAGGGTTACACCTAGTGGGGTCAGGATTCCCTCGCTCATCAACATCGCACCAACTAGCAGGAATATTTGCCATGATTATGAAAACTCAAATAAGACACGGCGTGCCGATGGTATTGTGTATTTGGCACCTTCAACAAACTCAGTGTTAATATCCAGTATTGAGTTGTATTGTAGTACCAACCATGTAAATTTTGAGGTGCCGTATGCTTTATATGATAGTAAGTCAGGGCGTCCTGCAAAATCTGCAGTAATTATCCCGGTGATATCATCACGTTCAGGGAGAAAAATAGTACGTTCCCACCAACCCAAACGGCCGGATAGTAATTGTTCTGTAGTTCCACCTGATGAATATCGGGTAGTTCTAATATCTGTCGATTTTTTGCTCATATTGTGCCTTAAAAAGAATCTAGATTACCTGCTTGGTATTTAGCTAAGCTAAACTTAGAGTATTCATAAGGAGAATGGGTTTCTACTAATTGAATATCTATCACCATGATAGATGGAAATGGGACTCCCCCTAATGTATCATCATTACCTCTAGATTGGGTTGGTATATAATCCGTTTCACTAGAATATGGTATAGTTAGTGATGTTATAACGACTGGTACGCGATTGACATTACCTGTAAATGCACTATCAGTAGAACCAATTGAATTAGAATAAGCAGATAGTAATAATACCTCTGGAGGAGCTCCTAGCCGTTTGTTCAAAGTCTCTTGTGTTGTGCGAAATGGGTCATATATATTTGATGCTGCAGTAGTACCAAAATATGGCATTGTCCATGCCTTCAATATGTTAAGACTCTGTAAATTATCTCTAGCTTCTTTCCTAGTTCGAGATACTAGTTTCACATTTGATAGTGAATATGTTCTGGATTGAGTATTTGTGTACATAAAAAACTGACCTGGAGCATGAATTGGAGACACTGGGGTGTAATTCACCGACCTGGACTCTGTTAGATCAGGAGTAACTTGAAATGTTACAGATTTCTTCAGAGTTGCTGCTATAGATGTGTCCGCCGCATCTGCAGCTGATCTTAATGTTACTTTGTAATTATCCGATTTTGGTTGCATTTATTGTAACCCCATTCCTATAGTAACTTCCTTCATTAATTGTTCAGCTGTTGCATATGGTAACCCCGTTAATTCCATAAAAGACCGCATGTCATTATTTGTTATAGCAGTTCTCATCTTGGATGAACTAGCGCCCATCACACCCTTCATATCTTCATCACGCAAAATAGGATTTGTTATATATTGTTCCTCTTCTGCTACTGGATTACCAAAAATACGGGCGATGTCCTTGCGATAAGATCTATCATCACCAGTAACTTCCCCAACAGGCAATAATTTATGGTCTATTAATGACATTATGGCGTCATACGCATTACTAGCTATTTCATATGAAACATTCGGAAATAATTGTCGCAAATAATGTATTCGCCTATTTCCGTCAAGTGGGCTATTTGGTGAACGTTTTTCTGTATCTATAACAAACACAATTGCTTTGGCATTCAACCGTGATGATAATGATATCAACTGTTGTATAACCTGGTGATGACCAACATGAGGTGGGTTAAATTTACCTATGGCAAATACAACTGGATCGAAACCATATTGTATATAATCACCAATAGTCCACGTTTTTGAGTGAGATATCACTGTGTTATGTTCTGTTATAAATTGGTTAAAACTAATCATTGCACAAACTCCCTATTGCAACTATTTATATAGTTGACATAATTGAAAAAATCCTGTATATATACATTACTACAACAATAATAAAAAGGCTACATAATATGATTAAACCTCAACAGACATCAATCGAAAATACGGTAATTCCAAAGAAAAAAAACTATTTAAACAATAAAGATTTATTGGCTGAAGTTGTTAAAAGTAAAGCACAACAGCAAATGAGTGATAAGTTAGCTTTGATGTTAACAATGTTATGTAAAAAATATGCAAAACGGGGTAATTTTGCCAATTATTCATATAATGATGATATGCAGGGGTATGCTATGTTAATGCTGGTTAAAACATGGAATTCGTTCGACCCAGCAAAAAGCAATAATCCATTTGCATTCTTCACACAGTGTATAAAGAACAGCTTCATACAATATCTCAATCACGAAAAAACGCAACGGGATATTAAAAATGAAACATTAATTGCGGCTGGAATGAATCCATCGTATGGGTATTCATCAACACTCGAGGAACGACATGATTTACTATCTAGTGATGATGTAATAGCACCTACCATCTCCGAAACGATAATATCATCGACCGTTATCGATACAGAAATTAGTCCAGTATAACAACACACCATTCTAGTAATGGTTTTGGAGGCTACATTTGTAGGAGGAAAGTGTGATATGAATGTCATATCGCTTCAGTACTGGGTTACTGGTTTGCACGTTTCTCCGCCTTTTTGTCCACCTCTGCTGATATTTAACAATGTACCTTGTGTTATCTATCGTGTGACCAATTAGTTGTATCATTTCACGTTCTTTGTTTAGAGCCTGTGTTTCTGTTAACCTATCAAAAGGTTTTTGATACACATGAGTTTATGGTGGGGGTTAATGTGGAGTCAATCCCCGTTTTTTGTTTTTGATAGAGCACTATACCAATGTTTTCATTCGATTGCTGTTGCCTTTATCGACATAAAATAGTATCATATATCTTGGATCTATGAGAATGTACACATAATAATTCTGTCTCATAATATTCCCATAATAAAAATAATAAATAAATACAGCCATGGTTTTTACCTAAGTGTATTTGTAAGGGAGCCCCAAAAATTGGCTAAAAACAATAAAAGCCTGCACAAAGCGGCGTGTATGACTGACATACACTTTGGAAAGAAATCTAACTCAGAACAACATAATCAAGATTGTATCGATTTTATTAATTGGTTTTGTGACCACGTCAAACAAGATCCTACTATAGACCATATCGTGTTTCTGGGTGATTGGCACGAAAATAGAAGCTCATTAAACATTTCTACACTAACATATTCTTATAATGGCGCCAAATTGTTGAATGAGTTAGGATTGCCAATATTCTTTATACTGGGTAACCACGATCTATATCATAGGCACTCACGTGAGGTGCACTCTTTAGTACACTTTGATGAGTTTGACAACTTCATACTCATTGATGAACCTGTTGTACGGAAAGACATCGGAAATGGTGTTCTTTTTTCACCATATCTATTCCATCACGAATATCCAAATCTAGCGGAATATCTCAAAATTCCAGTTTGGTTTGGTCATTTTGAATTTAAAGGCTTTGTTATTACTGGATATAATTTAACAATGCCGACTGGCCCAGATCCACATGACTATCAAGGCCCAAAACATATTATATCTGGTCATTTTCATAAGCGACAAGCATTTGGTAATGTCGTATATATGGGTAACACATTCCCTATGGATTTTTCTGATGCCGGTGATAATGAACGTGGGATGATGATATATGATCACGACACCGATATTATGGAGTTTGAAAATTGGGAAGATTGCCCAAAATATATAAAGACCAGCTTATCTGCATTGGTAGATAAAAAGGTTGCAATGTTTTCAGGTGCTAGAGTCAAATGTACCGCTGATATTAATATAAACTACGATGAAAGTAACATACTACGTCAAGAATTTATAGACCATTACAAACTACGCGAGTTTGTAATGGAAGAGTCCATAGAAATCAAAAACATAATATCAGGTACAACCACTCAAGTAGATGTGGATAGTAGCGAGTTAGCTAATATAAACGATGTGGTTATTCAAATGATACAAGAAATAGATTCTGACCACATCGATAATGCATTATTGATTGATATTTATACTACAATAAAATAAAAAGCAACTAGGGAACTGTATGATCAATTTTATATCACTATCATTAAGAAATTTTATGAGTTATGGAAACAATACAACAATTGTAGATTTCAATAATACTGGGACTACATTAATCATTGGTGAAGATTTAGATAATACAACTAATGGTCAAGGAGGAAATGGAGTGGGTAAAACAAGCATTATGAATGCTTTAACTTTTGCGGTATACGATAGACCCATTTCAAAAATCAAAGCAGATGAATTAGTTAATAACATTAACAAAAAACACATGGAAGTATCAGTCACATTTAAAAAAGGCGATTGGTTTTACAAAATTGTTAGAGCTCGTAAAATGAAAGCTGGTGCTGCTGGAAATTATGTAAAGTTATATGAGCGGTATGGAGATGCAGATTTTGATAATTCAGATGAGAAGACTCTTGATAGTATAATTAATACTGACAAGCGGATAGAAGATATCATGGGTATGACATACGATATGTTTGTTCGTATTGTTGTTATATCAGCAAATCATACACCATTTTTAGATTTGCCGGTGAGTCACCCAACACAAGCAAATCAAACTGATTTCGTAGAGCGGCTGTTCGATTTAGTAATATTGTCAGAAAAAGCTGCAGTATTAAAGGATTCTATCAAGGCCACAGAAGAAACCTTAAAGATCAGCAAATTGAAAATGGAACATTTGGGTAAAGAGTCACAACGGTTGGCAGAGCAGATTAAATCTGCTAAAACTCGTGTTATTAATTGGGAACGTAATAATGAAGATACAATTGCATCACTAGAGATGAAACTAGCCGCTATTGCTGGTGTAGATTTTGATAATGAGCGTAGGTTGCATGATGAGTTGGAATTACTAGATGCAGAAGTAACTTCAATAATAAATAAGCAACACGATCTAGAAAAAAGCATCAAACAATATTCCAAAATCAAACAAGATATGGAACGCGATTTACTACATCTAAACGACGATAGATGTCCATACTGTTTACAGCAATACCAACATGCTGAGAGTAAAATTTCCGAATGTGAATCTAGTTTATTAATAGCTCAGACTAAATTAAATTCATATACAGCAGAATTAGTTAATATCGATGCGATTGCTGTGACAAAAATAGAGGATAAATTACGTATCAAAAAACAAATAACTGTTACTAATCTGGAAGAGTTAGTTGACATACGCAATCAGAGTAATGTAATACGAGAGAAAATTGAAGATCTTAAAAATGCTACTAACCCATTTATAGAACCATTAGAAGAATTAGAGGGAATAGTTATTGAGGAAGTTAATTACGACGAAATAAATCGATTGGTTAAATACATTGACCATCAACAATTTTTAGTAAAATTGTTGACTAAAAAAGATAGTTTTGTACGGAAAGCATTTTTGAATAAGAATCTACCATTTCTAAATAATAGATTACAGTTGTATTTGTCTCAATTAGGATTAACCCATAAAGTCGAATTCAATCATGAGATGACGGCAGAAATTACACAATTTGGACGCTCATTAGGGTTTGGAAATTTATCAAACGGTCAACGAGCCCGAGTTAACATTGCGCTGTCTATGGCATTTCGGGATGTGTTACAGAAATTACACACACCAATCAATATATGTTTACTCGATGAAGTGTTGGATGTGGGTTTGGATCCTGTCGGAGTTCAATCTGCAGCTAGAATGCTCAAACGAAAGGCCCGTGATGAACAACTGTGTATGTTTATTGTATCACACAGGGATGAAGTAGAATCATCTTTTGATAGGACGATGGTTGTACAGATGATCAAAGGATTCTCATACATCAAGGATGCTATTATGGAATAATTAAATCCCCTTCAATTTTCAGCCCATAAATATCTGAAAATTGAAGGGGATTTAATGAAATTTTTGGGGATAGACCAATCTTATAGTGGCACAGGCGTAGTAATAATTGAAGGTGATACGGTTATCAGTTTTGATAAATTCACTAGTGATAAATCGAAGGATATATTCGAAAGGTGTTGGGATGTAGTATCCCAAATTAGACAATATATCAAAGACCACAATCCAAATTATGTGGCAATAGAGGGATTAGCATTTGGAATGACAGGCAATGCTACGAGAGATTTGGCAGGGTTACAGTTTTCTATAATAACTACAGCTAAATATATAGATGGTGTGGATATTGATATTATAACGCCATTATCATTAAAAAAATTCGCGACAGGAAATGGAAAAGCTAAAAAGGACGATATGATGGCAGCTATACCAGCCAATGTATTAGATATGTTCAAAGCTCGTGGATACAAAAAAACAACTGGGTTAGCTGATTTGACAGATGCTTATTTTCTTGCCAAATTTATTCAACATAACCATAAATAAAATACAATTATAGGAGATTTACAATGTCACTACTTAAAGAATTAGTTAAAAACCTGGCCGAAGCTGAAGATGAGTTTAATTTTGGTGGAGGATCTATGGATACAGATCAATCTAGTGGATCACAAGGACAATTCCCACAAACGAAACAAGGTAGTGTGAATTCAGACCGATCATCTGAAGATGATATGGATTCAGAAGATAATATGGATTCAGAAGATGATATGGGTAGTCAAAATCCTGAAGATTCTATAACTATGGATGTACCATTACTTATTCGTATCATGGAATGGGCGCACGAAGAAGCTAAATCTGACATGGAATTGCATAAGGTAGCAGAAAATTTGGTAGCTATGTCAATGGATGGACAAACATTATCCATGGATAATTATGACGACGCGTTGAATGGAATTGGAGAATTTGCGGATGATGCAGAGCCTGATGATGCGACTGATGATGTCGATTCGGGATACGGAGATAATGGAAGCATGCCAATGAATGGTTCTTGAATATGATTATAAAAACAGCAAGTCACGATAATATCGTATGAATTAAGAAAAGATCAACTTGAAGTTGATCTTTTTCTTTTTATGGGTTATAATGTAATCATATTAATCCAACACGGAGAACGAAATGTTAAAATGGTACGCTAATTATTGTAATAGCAACCTCTGGTTTTTTAAAATCGGTAATATACTATTTAATGATACCAGGCAGTGGAAAGGAGTGCGGGAGGAAGATGAATCAAAACCGGATCTCGTTCCAGAAAATCGTGGCCATGAAGTTTGGGCTTATGTACTAGGATCGGGTGCTATAAGTGCCTGGGCTTCTAATGTCGGAGAAAAACATAGTAATATTATACAAGACACTGCACAAAGAGTAGTTAATAATATCGCGTTGCTATTGCTTTTTTGGGTATTAGCTGGATTATTGGACATAATTCTCAGATTGCCATATTTTATAATAGTTTATCCACGAGAATCAATAGGTACATTAGGTATCAGTTTCAGACATTTGTTTTTAATCAAATGGGGAGATGTTAATCCAGTATTCTTTATCATATATTGGATTTTAATGCCTGCACTAGTGTTGAGTATGTTTGGGGTATTTGATTAACTCGGTGTGCGACCACAGCCACGTTGGTGCGGGCTTGTCATTTTGTTCATTATAAAAATCAACCTCAGTCTAATGATAAATCATCATCGCTGATAGAACGTCGATAATCTATCAGCTTTTTAATGTAACCATTATTCCGTAATGTTTTAAAAGTGATGTTCTCAACAGAAAACTCGCCAGTAGATGCTAATCCAGCTTTTCGCATATTCCAGATGCGATCCGTAAGTTTCTGCACAGATGTCTTACTATCAACTTTGTTGTCTATAATGTTATCTATAAGAGACATCATCTCTGCTGCTTTAAGTTTTACTGCATATTTGTCAACACTTGCAGCATCTTTATCAACTTTGGGTTTTGTAATCCATTTGTTATCTTGAACGCTATATATACCAGTTGCTACTAGATTTTCATCAGCCAATTGCACATACAATTCTACTGGGTATCCATAAATTGTTATGTCATGCTGTTCGTTCCATAGAGTTTTTTTAGCAGAAAAAAATTCTGCTAGATCAAACTTGCAGGGTTTACCGGATTTTGATGTTGCATTAGCTACAATATGCAAATCTATGTCAGACTGTGGGGTATAATTATAATTTGCTAAACTACCGGTTAAAATTATATCCTTAATAACCATTTCTGGTGTGGCAAGAAACTCTACAAATTCTTTAGCAATTTTTAGTAATGCCTTTCTCACCGGCTTATCTAACTCATCATCCTTTGTCCATATATCAGGATTGAGTTCGTCGTGATACCGAACTTTAACATCAACTACATTAGGGGAAACTTCGTTTATTAAGTATTGTTTAAAGCTGACTGCCATGATTATCTCCATTTTTAGTATTTATAATATCGTTGAATTAATATACCAGATATAGTATAGTTATAAGAAACTAATTGAGGATATTATGTCGAGTGAAATTTTAAAATACTGGCCCATTGAAAGTCCGCCACGAGAAAATCAGATAAAGGCGTTGCAATGGTTAGAAAAACAAACCGCAAAATATGTTATCTGCCAGGCCCCGGTTGGAGTTGGTAAGTCATTAATAGGGATAACATTTTCTCGTTATGTTGACAGGGGTAGAGGGGATTCTTTTGTATTAACACCGCAAATTGTATTACAACACCAATACGAACAATCATTTGATAGTAATGTTGTGTCATCATTGTACGGAAAGGGAAATTATAAGTGCGAAAAACGTAATACTACATGTGACGTTGGTAGTTTAGTCAAACCAAAATGTGATAGCTGTCCGGCTGTTGCTGCCCGAAATAGAGCTAAAAACTCACCAAACGTAGTGATGAATTATAAGCTAGCTATGCTCAATTTCGTATTCACTCAAACATTCAGAAAGCGCAAATTATTAATTATGGATGAGTGTCATAATACAGAAAACGAGTTGACTGAGTTTGATGCTGTTCAAATTTTTGCAAAGAAGTGTGAACGTGAAAATATTCCTTGGAAGTCCCATGCAGATATAATTAGTGCTATAGATTGGGTTAAATCAAAATACCTACCTGTAATGGATAAGAAATTACAGGAGTTGATGAATGAATGTGAGGACCTTATTGATAAGGGTACCAACTATGATAGGCATGTGCTACCTACCGAAATAACCAAATTACGCGAAATGAAAGCATTGATAAGTCATATAGATGGGTTGAATGATATAATTGAGGAAGGTGATGCCGAAATAATAAAAAATTGGTGTTTGGTATCTGATAAACAAACCATACGGTTTAAACGACTGTTTGGTGCTCATAGTTTTAAATATATCATAGAGCCAATGGCAGAGCGGTTTTTGTTCATGTCTGCAACCATAGTAAACCCAGATAGTTTTTGTAGAGATTTGGGTATAAATCCAAATGATGCGGCCTTTTATTCACTAGATTCGGATTTTCCAGCAGAAAACCGTCCTGTAATATACATGCCACAAATGAAAATGAATGTAAATTGGAACAGCGACGAAAATTACACCAATCGTAAAGATATGATTAACTCTATTAAAAAGTTGATGGGAGTACATAAAGACCAATCTGGTATTATACACACAGGTAATTTCGCAATAGCAAAATGGTTAATAGAAGAATTAGAAGATAAAATTCCACATGAAATTTATCACCACAATCCAGATAGTGGTGATAACAGGAACCAAATCATTCAAGTCTTTCAATCAACAAAAAAACCTGCAGTATTGATATCGCCTAGTATAACAGAAGGATTGGATTTAATAGATGATTTGGCACGATTTGCTATTATAGTTAAAACCCCTTATAAAAATATTGGGGATCAATGGGTTAAAGCACGCATGGAATTATCATCTGAGTGGTACCAAAGACAGGCTATAATTGATGTTATCCAAGGTTGTGGGCGAATTGTGCGATCAAAAGATGATTGGGGTAATGTTTACATATTGGATCAATCCTGGGGATATCTATATGAAAAGACAAAGGGTATGATACCTCAGTGGTGGAAGGATGCATATCACGTTATTAATTAAAAATGGCCCAGGGACTGGGCCATTTTTAATATACTGGATGAGGATTTTTTGATTCTATTTTGAACCGTTCATCTAAAAAATCTGATATTAATTGTCGCTCTGCATACGACATGTTCATCACTTCAGTGTACGACATAGATCCTCGCATAAAATAAGTTAATGATATAACAGATTTTAGTACAGCTTCTGCTTCGACATTCAGCTGTTTAAACAGTGATCGTATGGCTACGTTGTCCCCACTACGGAGGACTGAGTAAAAAAAGTTAGAGGATTAAGTGATACGCTTATCACAATCTCTTCCCCGCAATCTTTACATACGTCTTTAAATTCTGTTGTTGGACCCCAATCACTACTTTTATCTACACTACTGGCAATTTTAGAAAACCAAGTAGTTGGGATTGTTTTAGCCCAATCCATAATAAGGTCTTTATCCTCGATACCATCAACAGATGATATTATACTAACTACAGCTGCAAACATATCATTTTGGATCTGTTCGACAGTTGCACTATCAACTTTCATACTACTCGCCTGCATCATCTTCATGATGTCTTTAAACCGGACTGGATGCATTTTGACTACCTGACCACTATCTACTGTGACTGAATACATGCTATTGATGGTAGTTGGATCTATCTGTTTAGCTTCATTTATAAACTTGGATAGTGTTGTTGTATATGTATGTGATTTGGATGTTTCGGAACAGTCGTGATTAAAATTAACGTCAACAACATCACCATATGTAACCTTTCTAAGACATAACATCAAATAATCTACATCTTTAGCAAAGATGTCACTAGCATTAATAATTTGAGGCATGCACTTCATCAGTACATCGGTAATACCAGTTCCATTAATGAGATTGTTTGGACTTTTCATAATGATCTCATCTAGTGCTGTCATGGGGTTTACTTGTATTTCACCATTCACAACTGTGTCGTCTACCTCTCCGTGGGTATAAAAGATGCCGCCCGAAGGCAATCTAAATGTTTCTCCTGGAATAACAATACGTTCCAGTAAAGGATTTTTTCTATTAACAGTTATCTCATCCATTTGATCTCCCATTTGCATAATAATCGATGAGATATTTATATAATTTTAAACTGTGGTTTACTACTACATCATAAGTTACTAAATAAGGTAAATAACATATGTATGTATGACTTTTTATAATAGGATATGACGATGGCAGATTTAACTCAGCAAATGCTCCATTCAATGATGGATAGCTTAATTAAGAACGGTGGTAGGTTAAGTAAATCGTACGCAGATACCGCAGCAGTTGTGGATGCAAAAAATGCTACAGAAAAAGCAGATCGTGTACTTACTGAAAAAATTATAAGCACCAATAAAACACATGATCAAAAATTAAATACACTCAACAATACATTATCAGCTGCCAATAAACAAACTTCATTATTGGCAGCATCATTACGTCTAGCTGATTCCAGTCTGGACGAATTAGTATCATCTAGTAATACAACAGCAGAATACTTATCTAAGGAATTCCCCGATAAGGTTGCTGCTGGTTTGAATGCATTTACGTCAAAAACAGGCGCTGTCATTAAAGATTTTAAAGACGTTTTACAACTTCAGGAGTTGGGGGCTGCTACAAAGAATATGGCAGATACACTAGCTCAAGGTACAAGAGGGCAAAGTGCAAATGTTCTTGCGTATCTGAAAGATATTCAGAAGTCGGGATCATCGTTTGCAAAAATGGCCGGTATGTCTGATGCTGCTGCTGCTAAATTAGATGCTCTGCAGAAAGTAGTAGATTCGGATACCGCAACAACTAGACAGAAACACGAATTATCAAAATTAGTTGCAGCTAGTATGCCTGGTATGGTTAAGTCGACAACTGAAGTACAGAAGGCAATGGATGCGTTAGTAAAGACTGAGTTAAAAGCTGCCAATGAGATGGGTGACTATTGGGATGGTGTGGCAAGTCAGGGTAAGTTGGGAAAAATATTTGCTGAACATGCTAGACCTGGTGGAAGTGGTAGTATGTCAGCGGCATTTGGGGATTTGGCTAAAGCTGCTAGGGTTGCTGGCGTTGAGTTGATGGTAAATCTTGGAAAAAAAGCTATAACCGAAGTGATGGATATGGCTAGAGAGGGGATGCAAAAAGGCGTTGAACCTTTTCCTGTCATAGCTAAAGGGTTGTATTTATCTGGTAAGCAATATCAGGAAGTAATGTCTGCAAATATACAGGCTGTACATGCATCAGCTGGTGGTTATAGAGAGTTTAATAAACTCATGACAGATCATAATAATGATTTTTTAAAAACTGCTGGAATGGATCCTGTACTAGCAGCTAAAAATGAAGCTAGTTCAATTACGATGATCAAATCTTTCAATAAAGTTGGTAAGACAGCAAGTGCTGTATCAACAGAGATGACAGATTTATCTAAAGACGGAACCCGATACAGAGATGTCGTAGGCGGCACGATGGAACAATTCGTCGCATTGAACCAACGAATTGTGGATAGCACTGCGGTACAGGATTCAATGATATCAGCTACTGATGATGAACGTAAAGCTATACGTAAGAGCATTGTAGGACGGGTAGAAGAATATCAAAATATGGGGTTGGCGGCTGATAAAGCGGAGGAGTTAGCTAAATGGATGCAGGCTTCTAGCGGGATGAAGAGTCCCGCTGAAATAGTGAAAGAAGCATCTATGGTACAGTTGACTGCTTCGCGTTTGGGTATGGACGCGGATAAAGCTGCTAGACTTAAAGATTATCAGGAGAAAAGAGAGGCTGGTATAACATTAACTGAGAATGAAAGTAAAGATCAGGATAAGTTGTTGCAAGAGATGGCCAAAAAATATGATGAACGGCTGGGTCAAGCAAATAAAGCGGGTATAGCTCAGGCGTTTGGTATACGACAAGAGTTGATAAGCACTCTTGGACAAACCGGTACAGATTTTCAGAAGCATTTTGGTGAAGTTGTTGAAGGTACGCGAAACGATCCGGGTATGGGCAATAAAGGCAAAGCTAATGGACCAGGCGATAGTGCTGTTATGACCATAGGTGGGGCTGCATTAGAAGTAGTAGCTGCAATCGACACATTAAAAAATAATGTTATTGGGTCCTGGAGGTTTTGGGGAGCTGCTATTGTAGCAGCAATAGTGCTTTCTAATAGCAAGAGCATGAAAAATATAGTGGATAATAGTAAGATGTTATGGGATAAAACCAAAGGTGGAGCGGGAAAGGCTCTAGAAGCTGCAAAACAAGGAGCACCAAAACTAGCTGAAAAGGCTGGAGCGGTAAAGGATGGAGCACTTCAATTATGGGATAAAACAAAAGGTGGAGCAGGAAAGGCTATGGAAACTGCAAAATCAGCAGGACCAAAGGCTGTAGAGTTGGCAAAGAGTGCTAAGACTTTAGAGGTAGCTGGAAATTTGTTAAAAGTGGCAAAAGTTGCATCATTAGCAGGGATAGGTCTTGTAGTTGCTCAACATGTTGCTGGCGACAAATCTAAGGTAGGTAAAGTATTAAATTCTAATACCGTTAACGATGCTTCTATGGGTGCAGGTATCGGTGCAGTCGCTGGGTCTATTGTTCCCGTTGTTGGTACCGCCATTGGTGCAGGAGTTGGTGGGGCAATTGGAGGTTTGTATGGTGCATATAAAGATTTTACAGCTCCAGCAGATCCAGCAGCTAATCCAAAAAATCCAGGTGCACCTGCAGCTACACCAACAGAGCAGGCAGCAATTGAGAAAAAACGGATTGCAGATGAAGCTAAAGCAAAGGCTTCTCACGCTGCAGCCAATTCACCTACTAGTTCAGTAGATCCACAGCAATTAATCTTGGTGCAACTACAACAGGTTGGACAAAAATTATCTGAAATGATTAAATTAGCGAACGAGAGTAATGAGTTATATACCATGACGGAAGAAGAGAAGAAGAAAGCTCGTAAACGGCCTATTGCCAATATGGCTGCATAGTATTTGGGTATGTAATTTTTATATACAAACGAACGATACAATACTAAACTTAGTGATATTTAATTTATTTGTTGCGTTTTGTGCTATTAACCAACTCAGATCAGCCAAACGTTGCAAACTCTGCTGGGATATGTGGCGGCACATGTAGTGTTATTAAGGTGGTTGTTGGAATGCGTGTGATACTATTATGAATTTGTATATAGGAGAGGTTGCTGCTATTCGTGCATGACTTCTGTATACCTCTATTAATTGTTGTTGGGTTATCATAATTATAATTCCATAAATAAAATATATTATTGGTTACGAATACTTGTAACATCTACACAAGAAAGATTTACTCCATGGCAAAAATTATAGATTATTTTCGTATAGCGACACCGAAACCTGAATCCACAGCAATACAGGACAGTCAAGGCATCGATGGCCAAGGAGCATCCTATGGTAATTATACCTGGTATCAAAGATTAGTGCAAGGTTCAGCAACACGACTTACTCGGTATCGTGAGTACGATATAATGGACCAAGACATTGAAGTTACCAGGGCGCTGGATACTATAGCTGAAGAAATGACAGGTCGAAATACAAAAACAAATCTACCTATGGATATCGACATTCAATCGGAGGATGGACAAGATATCCCCGATAATATTGTGTTAACTATTAGAGCAGCACTGAGACATTGGGGTAGTGTGCACGATTTTCATAATAAATTATTTAATATTTCTAGAAATACCATCAAGTATGGTGATTGTTTTTTCAGGAAAGAAAATAACCACAAGAAATGGGAATGGATTCCTCCGAGTAATGTATTAGCAGCAGTTGTTGATGCGGAGGATGTTACTAAAGTCGTGGGTTATCAAGTTCGTACTGATACGAAAATGCCTAAAACGGGGGGTAGTCCTGGTATATCTACGAGTCAGGATTACCATGCAGAATATATACCTGCAGAACAAGTAGTGCGATTTACATTGAACGATGATATGTCAACATCTGCACCATTTGGAGATTCTGTATTACGTAGTGTATATAGAACTCACAAACAAAAACAGTTACTTGAAGATGCTATTATTATATACCGTATACAACGAGCTCCAGAGCGACGTGTATTTTACATTGATGTTGGTAAGATGCCGCCACAACGCGTTAAAACGTATCTAGAGACGATTAAGAACGAAATTCGCCAGAAAAAGATTCCAACAATGCAAGGCGGACAAAACTCTATAGACTCTTCATACAATCCACAGTCCATGACAGAAGATTTTTTCTTTGCTTCAAGACCTGATGGCCGTGGATCAAAAGTAGAGACATTGCCAGGTGGCCAAGGATTAGGGGAATTGTCTGATTTGGATTATTTCGCTGATAAGGTATTGCGTGGATTACGAGTACCCATATCTTGGATGAAACCAGGTAGTGAAGGTGCCATTTTCAACGATGGCAAACTGGGTGCTTCTTATATAGAAGAACAGCAATTTGCCAAATTCGTAAAACGATTGCAGAGTTACATAGAAACTACCATCGATAAAGAGTTTAAGAGCTACTTACGCACTTGCAACATCAATATCGATGAAAGTTTTTACAAATTAAAGTTTCCAGAACCTAATAACTACGAAAAATACCGCCAAGCTGATATGGATAATACTTTGTTATCATCATATGGTAGTGCAGATGGTGTGCAATATCTATCGAAGCGATTTATATTATCTAGATATCTACAGCTGTCCGAAGATGAAATCATCACAAATGAAATGTTATTACGTCAAGAAAAAGGCCTGAATATAAATGGTGGCGATAGTGATTTACCAACAATATACGGTGCTGGTGGTGAAGATGCTGGTTTAGGCATTGGTGGAGGTATGGGTGGTATGGGTGGTGGGTTGCCCCCGATGTCGGGTAGCCCAACAAGCGAACTAGATATGGGAGGAGAGCCAGGTACAGGATCCGAATTGCCTTCTGGTGGACCCAATACTAGTGCAAATGGGTCGCCACCAAATGGAGACGTTAACTCAGTATAATAAAATGTTTAAATTTTTACAATATTATATCCTGTAAAAACAATACGTTAAATAATCTATTGTAAAATCAATGGATTATTTAATAAATATAACTATCAATCTATGTATCCAAAAGGAGATTTACCATGAAAGAACAATTACGTAGTATGCTTAATGCAATTATTAACGGCAATGCGGAACAAGCACAAGTGGATTTTCACGAGTATGTCACTCTGAAAACGCGTGCTATCATCAATGAAGACGAAGATGAAGATGAAGATGAAGATGAAGATAAGAAAAAATCCAAGAAAATCATGAAACGCGAAGATGAAGATGAAGATGAATTGGAAGATGAAGATGATGAAGATGAAGATGAAGATGAAGATGAAGATGAAGATGAAGATGAAGATGATAAGAAAAAATCCAAGAAATACGATGATGAAGACAAATAACCAATCACGTATAGGAGAATTATAATGGGTCCAGAATTACTAATCG